CTATATGGTGACCATTAGATAAATGTTTTTCTAAAATATCAAAACTATCATCAGTTTCATTAACAGAAAATACCTCACCATTTAATTTACCTATAGCAAACATAGTTACATAGCAATGTTCATGGTTTAATAATAACTCAACATCATCAGTAATTAATTTAATTTCATCACCATTTTTATTTTCAAAATTTAACGTTTTGATTAGAACAGTAAATTTATATTCTGGTTTTGCTATACCACCATTTAGATTATCACATAGGGTATATTCTAACACCTCATTTTTAGTTGAATCATCCATATACACATTTAATTCTTTAAATTTAGTTTTAAAATCATCAGACCAATTTGATTTTAAAACCTCATCCCGTAATTCATCATGTTTTTGGTGAAGTTTTTCACCTTTTTCTAGTAGTTCTTTAATTCTTTTATTCATTTTTAATTCATTAATATCAATTTCCTCAACTAAACCAGTAGTTTTATTTCTTATAACTATCTTAGTATCAGAACAAAAACACTTACCGACTCCAGTGGGTCCCAGAAAGATAAATGACCCCACTGGCTTACTTTTATCTTTAATACCAATACGATTACGTTTAATTGCTTTAACAACTTTGGTAACTGCGTCATCTTGACCGATTACTTTACCCATTAGTTCTTTATCTAAAAGCATTAGACGTTTACTTTCACCAGTTGATATTTTAGTTAATGGTATTCCAGTCATCATAGATACGACATCAGAAATTAATTCTACACCAACTTCAGTAACATCTTTATCTAGACTTTCTTGCCATACTTTCATAGCCTTATCTAATTCTTGACTTATTTTTCTATCCTCATCTCTAAGTTTAGCAGCTTCCTCGTATTTTTGTTTGATTATAACCTCTTTTTTCTGTTCATTAACCTCATTTCGCTTATTTTCTAGCAATTTAATAGCGTTTGGTTTTTCAATACCAACATTTGTTGCCGCACCAGCTTCATCTAAAACATCTATGGCTTTATCTGGCATTGCTCTATCCATAATGTATCTAGCTGAAAGTTTAACACATTCCTCAATGGCTTCATCGGTATACTTAACATTATGGTGTTTTTCATATTTTTCTTTAATATTGTTAAGAATAACTATTGTTTCATCTAGCGTTGGTTCTTCCACAAGAATTTGTTGAAATCTTCTTACGAGGGCTCCATCTTTTTCGATATTTTCACGATATTCATCCAGTGTAGTTGCACCAATTACTTGAAGTTCACCCCTAGCTAATGCTGGTTTAAATATATTTGACGCATCTAGAGAACCAGAAGCATTACCAGCACCTACAATAGTGTGTAGTTCATCTATGAATAAAATAACATTTGGATTTGCTTTACATTCTTCTAGAACAGCTTTCATTCTTTCCTCAAATTGGCCACGGTATTTAGTACCAGCAACTATCGATGCTAAATCTAGACTAAAAATTCTTTTATTGATTAGGGTTCTAGGTGCGTTACCATCCATTATTAATTGTGCTAACCCTTCTACTATTGCAGTATTATGTGATAATATTCCGTTAGTATAATATCTTCTATTTGAACCCTCAGTTAATTGAAAATCATACATAATCTCTTCGTAACCTAAATTGGTTATACCAATAACCTCAACTTCAGATAAACTATCATCACCATTAACACAGATTTTGTCACCAATCAATAAATTTTTAATAAAGACCTCTTCCATATCATCTTTATAGAATACGATATGGTTATCCGCACATTTAAGTTTTTTCCCATCATTTAAGTTAAGCTGATATACTTGATAAGGTATTGTTTCATGTAGTTTCGCAAGTTTCACAAAACCACTATCAGTTAAGATACTAAAACCAGACATATCAAATGATTTGGTTATTTTTTTTAATTCTTCCATTTTTATTTATTTAAAAATTTAATGCATTTATTTATTATTTCTTCTCTATTTCCCCATCTATATTCCGAATCCCAAACTACCATTACATCAAACCCTTTCTAACCAAAAATTAAGGTTGTTAGGTATTTTATATTTAAAATTAAACCTACCAACAATAAACCAATCTAATAAACTAGATTTAATCGAGTGGTCTAATAAAACTAAATCATTATAAATCAATTGTATTTAATTTTCTAAAGTTTCCACATTAATAAATTTGTTTTTTTATTTTATAAAACCCTTCAAGTTATCAACGTTTTTAAAATATTCGTTAAACTCAACTTCAAAATTACCATTCTTTTTATATTTAATTTTCATACATTTACTTTTATTATAAACATATTCAATAGTAAGAAAAGTAAATAATGAAGTGAAAAAAAGTTAATTAGCTGTTGGTAAACGTATTTAATAAATTAGTTATTGTTGTTTTAAACACTTCTCCAGTTAAATCATTTCTCATAACTACCTCAGTATCAGGACAAATACACTTACCAACTCCTGGCTCACCAATCAACACTGGGTTATTTTTCTTTCTCCTAGATAATATCTGAGATATCCTCTTAATTTCTGGGGCTCTACCAACAACTGGGTCTAATTCACCTCTTTCAACGGCTTTAGATATATCTCTACAGAAATTATCTAATACTGGTGTTTTACTTTTAGGTTCACCTTGTTTTGATTTCCCATTAAAAGAATCTAGCTCATCACTAGATTCTTCCAATGCACTTTTAATTTGTTCTGGTTTATAATCTTCACCAACCATTGATATTAAAAATATGTCATAAGTAATTCCCATATCGATTAAAAATTTAGATATTGGATACTTAGAATTTAACATAGCCAACATGATGTGAGTAGTGTCAATCATAATATCACCTAATTTATCACACTCTTTATCTAAAGAATTTATAATAGCCTTACTTTCGTCAGAAAAAGGAAGTGAGCGTCTATTTTTACTTACTCTAGGTATTAAATCATTCACTCTAACAAATGTATAAATTAAATCATATAAATCTGAAGGTTCTACTTTTAATTTTTTTAATATATTTACACATGTATTATCATTATCAGATAATATCGATAAGAGTATATGCTCTGGTTTAACTTTAACATCATCAAAAGCTTTAGCTTCTTTAATTGAGTTATTCATTATAATCTTAACTTTAGGATAAATTTCTCTATTCATATTTTTTTTTTATTAATTTTTTTCAGCAAATGTACTAATATTTATTTAATAAACCAACTTGATTTACAATTAAATATTCGTATATTTGTATAAAAGTAAATGATGAGCGTGAGTTATACAAGAATTGAATTAATATTAAAAATAAATGATACGGTATTTGGCAGTACGGTTAAATTAGAATTTATTAATTGTGAAGTAAATTTTCAAGCTGATTTTATGATAATTACAACAGTTTCAGAATTTGGTTCGAAAGAAAATAATGATACCTATACATATAATAATAAAATTTTTAAATTATCTGAAATATCATCATATCAAACAACAAAAATAATAAAGTAAAAAAACAAAAAAAAAAATGATTTTAAAAAGAAAAGAACAAGAAGGTGTAGTTAAAGCTATTTATTCATCGTCTAACATTTGTGCATCAACGTATAACAACTTAACAAACGATTTAACGTTGATTTTTACGTATGGTGGTCAATACCTATATAAAGGTGTTTCAAAAACAGATTATACACGTTTTGAACTTGCTGATAGTCAAGGTTCAATATTGAGTAGTCATATAAAAAAATACTCTAGTGAAAAGTTAGGTGGTATTGATGTTACTGAGATGATTAAAGAAATAAAAGAATTAGAGTTGGTTGGAGATACATCGACACCAGAATCTAGAACAAAAGAATTATTAGAAGCTATGAGTACTATTATTGCTAATTACTTTAAGAATGGTAATGTTACGAAAGCATCGTTAAAAGGTTTAAAAGATAATATTAGTAATTTAGAAAAAATAACTACAAATAACGTAACTATTGTTTAAACATATAATGAATAAATTAGATAAAGATTATCAAAATATACTTAGGGATATAATAGATTTTGGTATTAAAAAGGAGGATAGAACTGGTACTGGTACTCTTTCATTGTTCTCTCATCAAATAAAACATGATATGTCAACTGGATTCCCTTTGTTAACAACAAAAAAAATGTTTACCAAAGGAATTATAACTGAATTATTATGGTTTCTTAAAGGAGATACAAATATAAAATATCTCGTGGATAATGGTTGTAATATTTGGAATGGGGATAGTTATAATTTTTACTTAAAAGAATGTGAAAAATTAAAAAAAGATAACAATAATTAGTAGTTCTTATACCCATCACCATATTTATATATAAACTAAAATATGGAAAAAAAATATTATTTATACATTAAGACGAGCCCAATAGGGTTAAGGTATCTAGGTAAAACAACAAAAGACCCGTTTATATATTTAGGTAGTGGTAAAATTTGGAAGCGTCATATTAAAAAACATAATTTGACGATTGGTGATATTAAGACCGAGATTGTTTTTGAAACAACCGATATTGACAAGTTAATTGAAAAAGGACTTGAATTGAGTTTATTGTACGATGTTGTTAAGTCAAAAGAATGGGCTAATTTGAGAGAAGAAATAGGTGACGGTGGAGATACATCTAAATTTATAGATTATTCAAACCCAACATTTCACAATCCAGAAAATAGTAAACACTTGAATGATTGGTTGAAGAATGTTAGTGATGATGAAATAAAAAAAATACTTAGAGAACGAATCGAAAAAGTTGATTTTAAGAAAAGAGCTGATAAAGCAAAGAAAAATACTGATTGGGATAGTTGGAGAGAATCAATAAAAAACAGGAAAACAGATTATTCATTCCTAAATAAAGTACATGAACAGAGTAAAAAACCTATTTATCAACTTAATTTAGATGGTGAAGTTATTGATGTGTTTAGTTCAGCTGTAGATGCCGCTAATGTGTTAAACATAAATGTTGGGGGGATTGGACATTGTTTAAGAGGTAGGAATAAAACCGCTGGTGGTTATAAATGGAAATATAAAAATATAGAAGATGAAAGCAAATAGAAATGATTTACATGAAAGTGGTAGACCTTATACACAAGAAGAATTTACTGATAGAATTAAAACTGATATTAAATTTGCTAAAAAATGGGGTGATTTAGGTCCAGTATATGGAAAACAATGGAGAGCGTGGGGTGGGTATAAACTAGTACCTTCTTCTTACTATCATGGTAGTGTTACACATTTTGATAGGCAACCAATTTTAGACCAAATTAAAGAGTTAATACACAGTTTAAAAAATGACCCAGACTCAAGACGATTGATTGTCTCAGCTTGGAATGTTGGTGAGATTGACAAGATGGTTTTACCGCCTTGTCATTGGGCATTTGAGTGTTATACTGAAGAATTAAGTGACGAGGAAAGGGTTAAATTGGCTGGCGGTACTATCCAAGTAAAATATCCAGCACTAACAATTAAACAAATTAAATCTTGTGATGAAAGAAACATACCAAAAAGAAAACTTAGTCTTAAATGGCATCAAAGAAGTGTTGACACATTTTTAGGTTTACCATTTAATATAGCATCTTATGGTTTGTTATTAGAAATGTTAGCTAAGGAGGTTAATATGGTTCCTAGTTTTTTAATAGGTGATTTAACCAATGTACATTTATATTCTAATCATATAGAACAAGCTAAAGAACAGTTGAGAAGAGATTCATTTGACTTACCTAGATTGGAGATACATGGTGAACCTATTGGTTCTGACATATCAGACTATAACATTGACCAATTTAAATTTACTGGGTACGAATCACATCCAACGATAAAAGCTCCTTTATCGAATTAATAAATAAAAGCTACATTAAGTAGTTTTTTTTTGTTTTTGTTAATATTTATAAGAAAGAAATAGATTATGGCAAAAATAAATGATATACATAGCATTATAGTTCCAGCATCATCCCCTAATTTAACCGCACATACATATACTGAGATATATGGTGGTTCTGCTGGTTGCACAATAACACTTAACGGTGTTGGTGTATCTATTGGTGCTTCTTCTAGTATCTATGTTTGGGTAAGGACAATAAGTGGTGGTGATGGTTGTTTTTTATTAGGTGAAAACAAAGATGTATTCCAAGGAAGTAATAATTTACAATAAAAATAAATAATATAAAATAAATATGAAAAATAATAAAATAATGCCATTAGGTCTTAAGGGTGAAGAAATAAATGAACGTATGCGTCATTTAATGGGTATTAAAACAATCAACGAAAATAAAACATCATATGTTATTGAGTTAACTAAGATTGGTCCAGATAATAAAGCTTACGCTATTGTTAGAGAAAATCATGAATATTATATTAAAATTAGCGATAAAACTTCAAACATATTAGCTGAAGATTTTAAATATATTGGTGGTTTACAAAATAAAAAATCTGAATCTTATCCTTCATATGCTAAAGCAACTAAACATTTAAATTTAAGGTTTAATTCATTGGCTGAAGCTTTCGATAAAGAACTTACTATAAACGTATTGAAAGATGATAATTTATTATCTGAATCTGGTATTGCTGGTTTCTCTAATTATGGTGGAAATGGTTTTTCTGGTGCTGGAAATTTAGCAGGTAATACTGTGTTATATGAAGAAGAGGGAGAAATTGAAGAAGAAATTGAAATGACTGAGGAAGAAGCTATTATCGAAGCTATGTTAACTGAAAAAGACTGCGGAACTGGAGACGTAAAAGAAGAATCTATGGAGGAGTCAATTGATAGATTAACTGAGATGCTTGAAGTTCCATCTGAAAATAGCGAAAATAGCGAAAAAATAGAAAGTATTATTGCTGAACTAACTGAAAAAGGTAGAGAAATTAATCCTAATAATATTAGTATAGCTTCATTGTTTCGTAAAGGTGGAACTGTAAGTGAAGAAGCGGCAGCTGCTTATTTAAAAAAAAAAGTTTAAACGAAACTAAATATATGTTGAAACTTGATGCTCTAGAGCCAAAAGTTTCAGCCGAACCTATTGCCGAACCAGCTGATGAAGCTGGTTTTGGTGGTTTTGATGGTTCTAGTAGTGAAGAGCCATCTATGGATTCTGGTGAGGAATTACCAGTAGATGATAAACCTTTCGATGATGAACCATTTGATGCTGGAGTAGAAGCAAATGAAGATTCTGACCCCAAAAAATACATCCAACAATTGACTGGTAAATTGGGTCAGTCTTTAAGACAGTATTCTAAAGACCAAGGACAACCAGATTATGAATTAGAAAAATTTGCGATTAATTCTTTATTATCGGCAACACATACTTCTCAAATGGATGAAGAGGATAAAAACGATATAATTAAGAAAGTTAATACATCTGGAAATGAATCAGAAGATTCCGACAATACGGAAGATAACGGTAGCGATAATGACAATGCTGGGTTTGATGATAATAGTAATAACGGTGAAAATGATGGTGATGAAGATTTACAAGAGGGTAAATACTTATTGGATAAAGAAAAGGTCCCAAAAGTAAGTATATTTGCACCAAAATATAGTAAAGAACACATTCCAGAAAATGATTTAGATGAGGCAGTTGATTCTGACCCATGTTGGAAAAATTATCAACAAATTGGAATGAAGGAGAAGAATGGTAAACAAGTACCTAATTGTGTACCAGTTAATGAAGGTGTTGAGGGTAGAGAATCAAATAATTATACGTTTTGGCAAAACCTTAAAACCTTAAATCATGCTTCTAGTGAATTGTTAGGAATGGATAAAGATAAAATAGATGAAATGTGTGCAAATGGTCACGCATGGGCTGTTGACCACATTTCTACTTCGGCAGATGATATTGAAGAAGTATATCATTTCTTTGACACTAATGTTGATTCCAGTTCAATGGATTATGATGGTGAGACAGAGTGTGGTTATGAAGATGAGTATGGTACGGTTGAAAATGTTGAACTTTATGAAGGTAAATATGATGATAAAAAATTAAATAAACCAACTAGTGGTGACGTAAAAAAATTCAAAGTATTTGTAAAAAATAAAAAAGGTAATGTTATAAAGGTTAATTTTGGTGACCCTAATATGGAAATTAAAAGAGATGACCCAAAAAGAAAAAAAGCATTTAGAGCTAGACATAAATGTTCTGAAGCTAAAGATAAAACAACACCAAAATATTGGTCATGTAAAATGTGGTCATCAACCCCAGTTTCTAAAATAGTCGGTGAAAACTTGATTGTTAGTGGTGGAAATAGTATCTTTGGGAAAAAAGATTTAACTATGAGATTAAGAGAGACATTTAATGACGATTTAGAACCGTTTGTAGAGCCAGCACCAATGCCAGTTATAGAACCTAAAAGAACAACTAAACCTTTTGCACCTAGTAGAAAAAATAAACCATTTACGATTGAGCCAGATACAATACCTCAAACGGACCCTAAAGCTGAAAAATAATGAAAGAACTTTTTTTAATATATGTTAATAAGGTAGGTAAAGATTATAGAGGTGAATTTTTATATGAGTTCATATTTTCTGATACTATTTCAAACATAGATGGTGAAGAGTGGGACACATTTCCAGCTTCTGGTAGACCAGAACCACCTCATGAACATTTAATTAAGAAAGTTGGACGTTTACAGTCTGACTTAATTTTGGATGTTATTCAAGAAAGTGATACCTTTGCTGTATGGGATGCTGTTGACGGAGTTATTGCTTTGTCATGGGAGAATATAAACAATTACGATACTTACCCAGAGAATAGACTTTGCTTTAAATTTGGTGATACTATTAAAGATGTTGAAGCTAAATTGTACGAAAAAGACCTAATATTAGAATATAATAAAATTAACCATGGAAAAGAAAAATAAAATTAATGAAGATGATGAAGATGGTAAAGATGGTAAAATTGCTCTTCTTGTAACGCCTAAAGTCTTAAAAGATGTTGTTAAAACTAAAGAATTAAGTGACATTCAAAAAGCAAATCCAGAAGGTGTTAAATTAGTTTACGATGAGGAAGGTGGTTCTGATAGTACTTCAATGTTGAGTATATCTGAGGAAGAATCTATTATTGAACCACAAGACCAAGCAACAATAAAATATTTATCAAATGTTATAGATAAAGAAAGTGGTGAGGTATCTAAACCTTTCACTATCGATAATAAAAAATATAAGATGGTTAGAGGTCAACACCCAACTAAGGGTGTTGTTCTTGGTGTTTATTGTTTTGACGAATCGAATAAAGATGGTAATAATATTATACATTTAGTTGAGTACTTTGAAGAATCAGTAATAAAACCAATTATGGATAGAGATGGTATTCAAAAACCAATGGATAATAATAGTGAGGATTTGATGAGTCACTTTAATTTAGATGACTTAGGTAAGTGTAGGTTATTTTTTATTGAAAAAGGAACTGGTAAAGTTATTGCTAGGTTTAGAGATGTTAAAGAATTGGCTACTTCTGGTATTAAGTTAGGTGATAACGAGATGTTAGTTAATAGGAGACAATTAAAAGCTATTAGATTCTCTAGTAAAATTAAAGAACAATTATCAACACATGGTTTAGATGAGAGTGTTATTAATACTGATAAGCTAACTAGTGATGTAGGAAAATTAGTTCGTGGAATGATAAGTAAATTTGGTAATGTCTTTGCTAAATTAGATAAAGATATTGAAAAAGCAACATTTTTATCTAAAATCGCTGAATTACTTAAAATTGATACAACAATGTTATCAGCATTGGTTAGCAAATTTAAAGATACTGCTAATAGTAGTGGAAATAATGTTACACCAAGTGTTCCCACAGATGGTACCACAGATGGTACCACAGATGTTACATCTGGAATTAAAGAGTCAAAAAGAAATGTTATAAAAACAATTAAAATAAAAGATTTAAAGAAATGAGTAAATATAAAAAAATAGCTGAGGAAGCATTAAAAAAAGCTAAACTAAGTACTGTATCTACTAGTGTTAGTAAACCTATTAATGAAAGTGTTCTTTACCCAGAAAATCTTAGTGAAAGAATGCATCCTAAATTGGAGCAAGATATTAAAGATAGAAAACACTCATTGGGTAAACACCCAGCATTTCCAGAAGATGATGAATCCTTATTCGAAGAGAAGATAATGGGTGAACGTTTTAATGAAGTCGCTAAACGTTACAAAAGAGCGTTTGATTGTGATTCTATAGATAATAGAGAATTAACACAAAATATGGGGCCATTGGTTCGTGAGTGTATGAGACTAGAGGTTATGCACACTAAGGAATTGGAAAATTTAGCAATAAAAATGGTTCGTGAAGAATATGATATGGGTGAAGATGTTGTTGAGATAAATGCAACTTTAACAAGTGATATATCTATTGAGGGTACTAAAAAAAATCCAACACCAGTTGTTAGTGAGGTTGAATTTTCTAATCATGGTGAAATAGCTAAAGCAAATAAAGAAGTTTATAAACGTAGATTTTTAAATGCTATGATTCAAGGTGCTGCTAAAAAATGTAATCACATGTTTCATATGGTTGATGATGAGTTAACAAATATTGAACCTAGATTAGCGAATAACTATACTAAGATGATGTCAGCTGCTGATTATATGTATTATGTTATACCTAAAATGGAGAATGGTGTTAATGCTGGTGTGGTTAGGGTTACGTTTCCAACAAAAAAGAACCCAAAAGTTATTATAGATGCTGAAGCAATGGTATTCCCAGTTCTTATTCATGAATTAGTGAAGGGTGTTATGGAAATATTATCAGCAAAAGGTTTACCTAAAAATAAAAAAATAGCTAAGTATGTTATCGATAAAGCAGATTTTTTATCTGCTGAACCATGGGATATGAGATTAGGACCAGCTTTGTGGTCAAAATTTACTGATACTATAGAGCCAGATGATTTTAAATTAAAACATCACATATACAATGAGTTAGCAATATTAGAAGCTGATGAATTTAATATTAAAATGAAAGAGATTTTAGCTGGTACGAAAGAAGGTAAAAAAATTATTAAAACTATTGTTGAAGAAATAAATCAAGGTTTAAATGAAGATGAATTAACTCATGTTTTAGATTACGAAAATGATGAACTAGAAAATGATTATGAAGAAACATTTAGATTAGATGATTTATTAAATGGTTCAAATATTTCATCTAATGACGATAGTATTGATGATGAAGATGAAGATGAAGATACATATGATATAGACGACTTATTTTAGTATATGTAATGAAACACATTAAAAAGGGTCTATATGACCCTTTTTTATTTTAGAATAGTTGTTTTCTGTTGTTATAGATATTTATATCTAAAAAGATATGTTAACAACACAAGAAATATTTCAAGAGTATGCTCATTGTCTTACTGATTCTGTTCATGCTATTGAGACATATTTAGAAACGTTCGATAAAACGCAAGAAGGTTTCGTACCTTTTAAATTATTTCCTAGACAAAAAGAAATAATTAAAGCATATGATAAACATAGATTTAATATTGTAACAAAACCACGTCAAGCTGGTGTATCAACAACAACCGCTGCATATATGTCAATCAAAGTAGGTTTTGGTGATAGGGATAACCCAGAGAATATACTTATTATTGCCAATAAACAAGAACTTGCATTTGAATTCTTAGCTAAGATTAAAGATTTTCTTGGTCAATTACCTAGATGGGTATGGGGAAGTGAGTATTGTGGTGATGCTAAAAAGGACGCCAAATCAATTTTTATTACAGATTCAAAAAAAGAAATAAAATTACCTAATGGTAGTCGTGTTAAAGCGGTTGCTACATCTAAAGATGCTTTGAGGGGTTTTACACCTACATTTCTTATCATGGATGAGGCTGCATATATTGATAATGGTGCTGAAGTTTTTGGTGCCGCACTTACAGCTTTAGGATGCTTAACAAAAGATTCGTTAATTTTAACTGAAAATGGTTTAATTCAACTTGATGAATTAGTTTCTGAAAAAGATAAAATAGGTTTCACTGATTTGGAGTTACCACATAAAGTTTGTAATAAAGATGGTGATATTGTTAATGCAACTCAAACTTTTGTTAGTGAATATGGTCAAACATTTAAAATAAAAACTAAATTAGGTGTTGAATTAGAGGGGAGTTGGAAACATCCTATCTTAATTGATAGGAATGGAACTGAAAATTGGGTTCGTATGAACGAATTAAAAATTGGTGACAAACCAATAATTCAATATGGTCAAAATTATTTTAGTGATAATAGTGAAGTAAATTTTGTTTTCAATAAAACCAAAAATAATAAAAACATCACAATACCTAAAAAGCTTGGTGACAATTTAGATTTTTCTTATTTATTAGGTTTATTCGTAGCTGAGGGTAATTTTAATTCAAGAGGTATTACCATCACAAATATTGACGATTATATAACAAATTTTCTATTAACAGATAAAGCTTGTTTAGGTAACGCATTTAAAAAAGTTGATGACTTCCATTATCAATTTCACTCAACCGAATTAATTGAATGGTTTAAAATGTTTGGATTGGATAAACATAACGCTAGGGATAAAGAAATACCTTTAGCGTTATTAAAGATGCCTAAAGATGTTATTAAAGCATTTTTACAAGGTATGTTCGATGGTGATGGTATGAGTACTATAAAAGATATTAAATATTCAAGTACATCTAAAAAACTAATTCAAACTCTACAAACTTTATTGTTTAATTTTGGTATTATATCACATGTTAAATATGAAGAACAAAAAACATCTAAATCATCAATATTAAAAAATAAAAAACATATTTGTAAAATTTACAACTTAAAAATATATTCAAATTATGCAATTAAATTTTATGACGAAATTGGTTTTAGATTAGATAGAAAACAAAATAATAAACAATTTTTATTAAATAAGAAACAAAACTCAAGATTTGTTAATGTAAGTAATAAAGAAATTTTAGAAGTTTTACAAATAAATAATATAGTTAAAACTAAAGTTAGATTTTTAGAAAGATTTTGGAAATCAGACTTAAATAGATTAAGTGTCGAATCATTAAACCGTTTATTATCCTTGTTACCAAATAATGCTTTTTTATTATCATTAACTGAACAATTAAAAAGACAAGAATTATTTTATATTGATGAAATTATTTCTATAACTGAGTCAGAAGATTATACTTATGATTTACATGTACCAGAAACAAATTCATTTATTTCAAACGGTATTATAAGTCATAATACTGGGGGTCGAGCAACACTTATATCCTGTGTTACTGAAGATACTTTTATTTTTACTGATACTGGTTTACAACAAATGAAAGACATTATTAATTATGATGAACCAGATATACCTAATTTAGGTTATTATGTTAAAGAATATAATATTAGAGGAAATAATATATCTAGGAAATCAAATTTAATTGTTAATAATGGTTTTCAAGAAACTATAAAATTAACAACTACTAATTCAGAACTTGAGTCGACTGAAACACATAAATTGTGGTCTTATTCAAATAAAAAAAACAAATATGATTGGTTTACGGTTAGTGAATTAGAAATTGGTGATTATGTTAACGTACAACATTCGTTTAATATTTTCGGTAATAACGATACTATTGATTTTGCCTATGAGTTTTCAAATAGAGAAAATAAACCAAAAATAATTTATGATAAAATAAATACTGATTTAGCTTATCTAATTGGTTTATATTTATCAGAAGGGTCTTGTTATAAACCAAAAAATATTGATGGTATTATTGTTGGTTGTGATATTACGATATCATGTGGTGATGATGTTGGTACATACATATCTAATGCTGGGTTTGATTATTCATCACACGATAATTTACACTATAAAATTTCATCTAAATATTTAGGTAGTTTGTTAGAGTATTTGGGTTTTGATTTAACCTTAAAAGCACCAAATAAATTAATACCTAGACGTTTACTTGAAATGGGGCGTGAAAATATTATTGCTATGTTACAAGGTATTATGGATGGTGATGGTTATTCTGATAATATTAGAGGTAGGGTAGGTATAAATTTATCCTCTAAAAAATTAATTCAACAAATAAGGTTTTTATTTTTAAATCTTGGTATATTAACTGATTATTCAGAAGAAATAACACCACCAACTAAAAAAGTTAAAGTTAGTAGTCAATATTATAGACTTTCATCGACATCTATTGATGCGGATAAATATTACGATACCATTGGTTTTAGATTTAATAGGAAACAAATAAAAAGAGACCAAAATAAATTAGTATCATATAATAATGGATATAGAATAATACCAAACGGTAAAAATATAATTAGAAATATTATAGACGAACATAAATTAGTTAAAAAATTATCTAACACTGGTTTACTAGTTAATAAAATTAGAATTTCTAATAAAAACAAAACAGCTAATTTATCAGTAAATATTTTTAATGAATTTATAGATTATTTTATTAATGTTTTAAATCTTGATTTATCCAGATATTCAATTGATAAAATTAATTTTAAAGATTCAAAATGGGTTCCAATAACTAAATTAGAAAAACTTAAAAATAAAACATATGATGTTTCATTACCCGAAACTAATGATTTTTGGTGTCATTCCGTTATTTATAATGGTATATTAGGTCATCAAACACCTAATGGTATGGATTCTTTATATTATAAGACTTATGACCAAGCTAAAAATAAAAAGAATAATTTCAACATTGTTGAGATGAGATGGTTTGAAGATTTACGTTATAATAAAGACCTTAGATGGATTAAAGGGGACCTTTTGGAGAAAGAGGTTGAGTTTACATTTAAAACATATTCAGAACGAATAAGTGATGGGTGGAAACCTACATCGAGTTGGTATGAAGAGATGTGTTTAGGTATGAATAATGATTCAAAAATGATTGCACAAGAATTAGATGTGTCATTTATTGGTTCTGGTGGTAACGTTATTAATGAAGAGTATATTGAATATCAAGATAAAAATAATGTAAGAGAACCTAAGTATATGCATGGTCTAGAGCAAGAGACTTGGATATGGGAAGAACCTATTGAGGGTCACCAATATATTTTAGGATGTTTACCACCGAATGAAAAAGTCTTAACCGATAAAGGATTGGTAAATATTGAAGATGTTGATATTAATGATAGGTTAATAAGTGAAGATGGTAATTATGTAAATATAATTAATAAACAAATTTACCAAGTGGTTGATGAAGATGTGTTTGAAATGCAAATGGATAATACATTTAGAACAACAACATTTACTAAGGAACACCCAATTTTAATTAGTAAATCTAATTTAAAACGAAATTATGATAAAAATAATGATGAATATAAATTTAATGATAGGTATTGGGATTTTGATTTTAATTATACTAGGGTAGAAGAGGTTGAGATTGGGGATTGGGTCAAGGTGCCGAATATTTATAAAGAGTCAATTAAAAGTGGCTATAATAATAAATGGAAGATAGATAATGCTGTCAGATGTGAATTTGAATTTGAGTCACCATTGTTTGAGAACGATTTTTGGTGGTTTATGGGTATGTGGTTAGGTGATGGGGGATTAGATAAAAATAAACACTCATATGCAATATCGTTATGTTTTGATAAAAAACATGAAGGTTATATTGAGAAATGTAAAGATATAATAAAACGATTATTTAAAAGTTCACCATCATTTATCGATAAAGGTAGTACTTTTGAACTAGTGTTTAATTCTAAATTTTTATATTATTTCATATTAGAAAATTTCGGACAATACTCACATGGTAAAAAAATATCAGAATGGGTTAAGTTTATATCTGATGAAAATAAAAAAGAATTAATTAGAGGGTATTTTGATAGTGATGGGTGTTGGGTTAAAACTCAGAAAAACGGGAAGAAATATTCTAAGGTAAGTTTTGTTAGTACCAATTTAGAATTATTGGAGTCGGTACAAGATATTATTTTTTCATTGGGAGTTGTTTCATGTTTAGATAAGTTACGAGATGCTAAAATTACAATAATTTGTGGTCGTGAATGTCAACAAAGCGAGACCTACAATTTAACTTTAGGTAATCATGACAGTTTGGATTTAATAAAATTAATTTATAAAACTGATGATATTAAGTTAAATAAATTTGATATTGGTGATTTTAATGCCAAGAATAAACGAATCATTAGTTCTTGTCATTTTGATGATAATAAAGATTATATTTATTTTAGAGTTAAAAAAATAAATAAGAATAAGTTCACTGGGAATGTATATAATTTTGAATGTGATACTAATACTTTTATGTGTCACCATATAACAACCCATAATTGTGATGTATCTAGGGGTGATAGTGAGGATTCATCAACTATCGTTATTATAGATTTCACCACAATGGAGGAAGTTTTAGAGTATCAAGGTAAAATACAACCAGATTTATTAGCTCAAATTGTTGAAGAGTATGGTAATCTATATAAAGCGTATACAGTAGTCGATGTTACTGGTGGTATGGGTGTTTCTACGGTACTTAAATTATTAGAATTCGATTATAAATATTTACATTATGATAGTAATAACGGTAAAATACTTTCTGCTAGACAAAGAGAGTTAACGTCTTATGATAAAGGTAGTAAAATACCAGGTTTTCACGCAACAAATGTTCGTGTACCAATGATTTCAAATCTAGAATATCAAATAAGAACAAATGGTATTAAGATTCGTTCAACTAGAATGATTTCAGAAATGAAAACATTTATATTTAAAAATGGTAGACCAGACCATATGGATGGATATCACGATGATTTACTTATGTCATTGGGTATGGGTCTTTGGGTAATGGAACATTCATTTAAGAATTTGGAAAGATTAGAAAAACAAAACAAAGCAATATTAAATAGTTGGGCTACTGGTAATCAAATTTCATCAACTACTAATAGTTATAATAAAGAGACTAATAAATCTGAAGTTAAAATAAATCCAAATCATTTGGCATATAAAAATATACAAGACCCAAAAGGTGAGTATGCTTGGTTATTTGGAAGAAGAAAATAAATATATTTAAAATGTCAAAAAATTGTAAAAAAATATTTGCACAGAAAAGTTCTGTAAATGGTTTATATTCGTGGTGCCGACCTGTAAATTCATATAACAATAAGTATACAAATGCTAACAGTAACAATTCTGGTGGTGGAGAATCTAGATTTTGTAATGCAGTACCTTATTCTCAAGGACAAGATTGGTATGTAACTTATGTGTACGATATTAAAGTTGTGAATGGTCAAAAAGAGCAATCAGCTTATGTTGAATGCGGTTATGTATTATAACATTTATTTTTAATAAATTTTAACTATAATTAAATAAAAATATATTATGTCAAATAAAAATTCAACATTATTTCAAAGATTAGGACAAGTTGTAAGTCCAGAAGGTATTAAAGTTCAAAAACAACAGTCTCAAAGATATAACATAGGAGATAATGAATTACTTAAAACAAATAGTAAACAAGAGTATGATACTGCTAAATTACAAGCACAACAAAAAAAATATTTAGGTCAAACATGGAAAAAGGTAGAGAGTGGTTTATTCCAACAATCTATTAACTATGAAACGACTAGAATTGGTTCTTATGTTGATTTTGAGGCTATGGAATTTTATCCTATTATAGCGGCTGCTTTAGATGTTATGATGGAAGAATCAACCACAGTTAATGATAGTGGTAGAATGATTAATATTTATTCTGATAGTAAACGTGTTAAAACTATATTGGAGGATTTATTCTTCAATAGATTAGATTTACACACGTCTTTACCTATGTGGACAAGAAATACTTGTAAATATGGTGATAATTTTTTATATTTAAATATAGATGAATCACAAGGTGTATTAGGTGGTAAACAGATGCCTAATTATGAGATGGAACGTAGAGAATTTGGATTATTTGATATGATTTCTGGTCGAGAAACTACTATAGATGAAGGTTCTGATAGTGGTAAAGTTAAATTCTTTTGGAGAGGTCGTGATGTTGAATTTAATTCTTGGCAAATTGCTCATTTCCGTTTATTAGGTGATGATAGACGTTTACCTTATGGTACGTGTTTAAAATATAATTCTAGAGTTGAGACAAGTGATGGGTATAAGGAGATAAAAGATATTGTTATTGGTGATATGGTTTATTCATTTGATGAGATAAATCAAGTTAAAGTATTGTCAAAAGTATTGGATACTATTAATTCTGGTAATAAAAAAACTTATAAACTTAGTACCAAACATAATTTTATAGACGCATCTAAAGAACATAAGATAATGTATTATAATACCGAATTAAATAAATTCGATTATAAAAATACGCTAGATTTTAAAGTAGGTGATTTATTGGTTGTTGATAAAATTAATCTAAATAATGTTAATGTTCCAATAATAAGGCAAAAAAATAAATATGATTTAATTGGTAATAGGTTAACTAACGATTTTATTTTAGAACCGATTAAATCAATTGAGGAAAGTGGTGAACACGAAACATACGATATATATGTTGAAAATGATAATCATAATTTTTATGCAAATGGTATCGTTGTCCATAATTCTGTATTAGAGAAAGCTAGACGTATTTGGAAACAACTTATTTTATCTGAGGATTCAATGCTTGTATATCGTGTTACTAGGGCACCAGAGAGACGTGTATATAAAATTTATGTTGGAAATATTGATGATGCAGATGTTGAACAGTATGTTAATACTATTGCTGATAGATTTAAACGTATGCCAATTACTGACCCACAAACTGGTCAAATTGATTTGCGTTATAACCAATTATCGAACGACCAAGATTTTTTCATTCCAGTTAGAACTGAAGATGCTCCTAACCCTATCGATACATTACCTGGTGCTTGTATCGCATTAGATACTCGTATACCATTATTAGATGGTAGAACATTAGAGTTAAATGAAATAATAACTGAATGGAATAATGGTAATAGAAACCTTTGGGTTTATTCATGTGACCCAATTTCTGGTGCACTTGCACCAGGTGTTATTACTTGGGCTGGTGAAACTAGAAAAAATACTGAGGTTATGAAAATAACATTGGATAATGGTGAGTCGATTACAACTACACCAGACCATAAATGGGTGCATAGAACCAAAGGGTTCGTTGAAGCTCAAGATTTAGTTATTGGTGATTCGTTAATGCCTTTCTATAGAGATGAGGAATATATACTAAAAAAGAAATATTCTAAAAAATATGAAAGAGTATGGGATTCGTTAAAACAAGAATGGGTGTTCACACATAGAATGGTTAATAGTTTTATGAAAGATAAAAATAAAGAAAATTATTTTACATTTGAAGGTGATTATTATAAAACTAAGATGAAAACTATTCACCATGTTGATAACGATAGATTTAATAATGTACCTAAAAATTTAACGTTAATGAATTCAAGAGACCATTATCAATACCATAGGCATGAGTTATGGTCTACTCCAGATAAGGCTAAAGAAAACATACGTAAAATAACTAAAGGTATTAATAAGTTCATCTCTAATCAAACAGAAGATGAGAAATCAATTAGAGGTGAACAATCTAAATTAAATTCAATTAATTCTAGAATTAAATCTAATGAAACATTTAATAATAATCTTAATAAATATGGGATTATTAAGTTAAGAGGTGAAGCCATTAGTAAAGCTAAATCAACTGATGAATTTAAAGAAAGTTTTTCTAAGATAGCCAAAGAAAACTGGGAATCTGACGAATACAGACGTAAAGTATTTAGTAAGAAACAAACAATCACATTTAGTGACAAACTTTATAATATGTTCTTTGAAATGTTTAAACTTTGTGGTAAAGCTGATTTGACATTGGTTGAACTAAATTCAAATGAAGATTTCATGACTGAGTTTACGGATTCAAATAAAGACATTAGAAGCTCACTAACAAACCTAAATGAATTTACACGTAATCATCTAGATAAGATGATTAAAGAACGTGGGTTTAAGAATTACAGAGACTGGTGTAAAGTAACAGCTGAAGAGTTAGGTTATAAGAACGTAATAGCTTGGAGATATTATATTGAAAAGTCTAATAAATCTGTTGAAGAAGCCAACTATAATCATAAAATAGTTAATATTGAATGGTTAAAGGTTAAAGAAGATACTGGTACAATTACCGTAGATGGTGATGAATTATACCATAATTATCATACATTTGCAACAGAAGCTGGTAACTACTTGAAAAACAGTAATTTAGACCAAATTGCTGATATTGAATATTTAAGAAGTAATTTATTTACAGCTTTGCGTGTACCTAAACCTTTCTTAGGTTTTGATGAGACATCTGGTGATGGTAAAAATTTAGCGATACAAGACGTTCGTTTTTCTAGAACAATAAATAGAATACAGCAATCTATGCTACAAGAACTTAACAAGATTGCTATTATACATTTATATATTTTAGGGTTTGAGGATGATTTAGATAATTTCACACTTACATTAAATAATCCATCAACACAAGCTGAAATGCTTAAAATTGAAAACTTACTACTTAAAGTTTCATTACTTAAAGATGCAACATCCGATATTGGAACTGGATTTAGTACTATGTCATGGACTCGTGCTCATAGAGAGATATTAGGTTGGTCTGATGATGAAATTAAACAAGATTTACTTGAACAAAGAATGGAGAAAGCTGCTGCTGCTGAATTAGCTAATACGGCTAATGTAATTAAACATACTGGTATGTTTGATACGGTTGATAGAATTTACGGTGATTACCAAGCTGCTTTAGAAGGTGGTGCTGGTGGGGAAGCTGGTGGTGTAGAAGCTGGTGGTGGTGGAGAAACTGGTGGTGGCGGATTAGGTGGTGGATTTGGTGGCGGATTTGGTGGCGGTGGTACTGGTGGTGAAGACTTAGATTTCGGTGATGCTGAAGATGGGGGTGCTGATGAGGTTGCTGATGAGGGTGCTGATGAGGGTGCTGATGGTGGATTAGGTGGAGAAGCTGGTGGTACTGGCGCAGAATCTGGTGGTGAAGACTTAGATTTCGGTTCAACATTATCTGAAAATATTAAAAGAATTGATAAACAATTAACTGAAAGGAAAAATAATTTAACTGCTAAATTAAATAAACGAACCAAAAAATACGAAAGTAAATTTATTGATATCTTAATTGAGGCTGTAAAGCCAAGCAACAAAGATAAAGGTGAGAAAACTAAAGTTTATGATAAAAACATTAAAATTAATAATGATATTGATAATATGATTGATGATATTGATAAAATGTTAGAGTAAATGGTATTTTTAAAAAAATAAAGATATTTATAATAAAAGGTAGAATATGTCTAAAGAAATTAAAATAACTAAAATTCCAGTTGCCAATTTCGGTGCAATAAAAGATGTTTATAATAATATACTTGCTGAAAACATTGGTAATAAGGATGAAGACAATAAGAAACTATTTAAGTCATATTTTAAGATGATTAGTGAAAATGAAATTCTTAGAACGCAATTTCTAATCTATAATAGTATAGAGAATATGGTTGAGACTGATAGTTTTAAGGCCATTCAATATATTCAAGAATCAATTGATTTGATGAGTAAGTTTTCAAAGAAAGATATTGATGCAGCTAATTTAGCATTAATGCGTCAAATTACATTTAAAAAAGAAAATATTGATGAAGTTAAAAAAAGTTTATATGAAAATATACACTTTCTTATTATGACTAATAAGAAGTCTGATACAATCGCAATAATAGTTGAAGCAAGACATAATATATCTGAGTATTTAAAAGGTAATACTGTTAAAGTAATATCAGAATCAATAGATTTACCTAATAGTATGTTAAGTAGTATAATGGTTGAAAAATATAACGAAAAATATTCTAATTTAACTGAATCTGAAAAAGCATTAGTCAAGGTTTTAATGGATGAAGATGATATTAAAAGATTAGAGGTTTACGCTAACACTCTAAGGGAATGTATTGACTTGATAGATGTTAAAATTAAAGAATCTGATACTGATACGAAGGTAAAATTATTAACTGTTAAGTGTAAATTATTAAACGATAAAAAAGATATAAATGAAGATTTCATTAAAAATATATCAAAATTAGTTGAACTTAAAAGTTCATTATCTTAAGATTATGGGAGAGCTTAGTGAAAATTTAAAAAAATTAAAAGAACTAAGAGAAAAGTTGTGTGAAACACAACAACAAGATAGTTCATACAAAGATATTTTAATAGAGTTAAAATGTATTGTTGATAGCGGTAAAGATGAAATTGATAATGTTACTGGTGAAAAAGGTAAAATTAAATGTTACGAAAATATGTGTTTTAGAGTAATGAACTTATTAGGAAATGTAAAACTATAATATAAAATGGCAGATAAAGAAACGTGGGACGATTACAGTAAATTGGTTTTAAAAGAATTAGAACGTTTAAACGATAACTATGTGGATATGCGTAAAGATATGGATGCTCGTTTTAATGAGCTAAATCAAAAATTGACTGAAGTTAAAAATATTGACGCTAAAGTTCAAGTACATGATGTTTGGATTGATAAAGTAAGTGAGATTTGGAGTCCAACACAAATGAAGGAAGCTAAAGATGAACTATATAAACAAAAAAATAGATGGGTTGCTGCCATAGCGATTATTTCATTCACACAAATTGTTATAGCTTTGGTAGCAGCTTTATGGGGTAAATTTTAAGGGGGTTGACTATACCAATTATTTTTATTATACTTGTAATAAAAAATATGAAAACTGGTAAAGAAATTAAAACTAATAGACACAAAAATTATAATGTTATATTTGGTAGTGTAAATAATAAGAAACCTAAAGCAATATATATTAATCTGTCAGCATGGGTAGAGCCAACTGAGGATAGTGAATTTAATTACAGTCGTTCAATTAGAGATTTAAATAAAAAAATAAGACAATCATTATTCGGACATATAAATTCACATTATGAGACTATGTTCAAGAACGATAAAACGATAGTTGATTTAGATATACGTGAATCTGGAATAAAATTAGGTAAAAGAAGTTTTATGAATTGTGAAATAACTTTATTCCTAAGCAATGAAATTCCGTTGACATCCGAAGTGATGATTGATGGGTTGGTTTTAATATCAGATACTTTAATAAAGACAGTATTTGATAGTAATAAAACATTTAATTTCCATAAGAAAAAAAAATAAAAATAAATAATAAAAATTAATAAAGGCCCGTTTGGGCCTTTTTTATTTTACGCATATATTTATAACTATAATAATATAGTATGGATAAAGATATAAAAACGTTAAAACGTGGGGAAAGTGGTTATGGCTACTTAATAGAGCATGATGCTGGTTACATATCTCCAGATGAACCAAGAAATTTACCTTTCATCAATGAGATGAAAAAACTTGAAAGTGGTAAGTTGGTTATAGCGGAACCATTGTTGGTGTATGTAGTATTGCAGAAGTTTGGAATACTTAACCGAAATGGTCGTATATATCCAGAGTCTATTCTTAGAAGCCAAGATAGACTTTACCAAGAGGTCATTAGGGAACGTAGAGCTGTGGGTGAACTAGACCATCCAGAATGTCACCGACAAAGTGCTGAAATTTTAACAAAAGATGGTTGGAAATATATTAAAGATGTTTCTTCAAATGAAGAAGTATACACTTTAAACCCAATTTCAAACCAAATAGAACTAAAGACTATAACAAAAAAAATAGTTAAACATTACAACGGTAGTATGATTTCAATAAAAGGTAGGTCAATTGACTTAATGGTCACACCTAACCATAAATTTTGGGTTATAGATAGAAACGGTAATGGAAGTTTTATTACCGCTACAGACATACACGAACACAAGATTAAAGGTATTGATAAAATGTATATACCTAAAGTTGGTAAGTGGATTGGTGACGATAAAAAATTTTTTACAATTAAAGGGTTAGATGAAAACGAAATAGCTTTTAATACCTCATACAGTAAAAAATTAGAATTGATGAGTGATATTGAGATACCAATGGATTTATGGGTCAAATTTATGGGAATTTATTTAGCCGATGGTTGTGTTGTGGTTAGTAAAACAAAAAAAAGAATATCTAGAGTAACTGAAAATGGTGAAAAAGAATATGGTTTTGAATCATCTGATAGTGGTTATGTTTGTAAAATAACACAGAAAAAAGAAAATGGTAAAATACTGATAAGAGAATTATTAGAATCATTACCATTAAGTTTTAAAGAAATAATATATTCAGATGGCAAAGTAGATTTTAAAATAAATGATGCTAGATTACATAATTATTTAAAACAATTTGGTAAATCACAAGATAAATTTATACCAACTGAATTAAAAGGATTAAGTGATAATTTATTATCTGATTTTATAGATTGGTTCGTTTTGGGGGATGGTCGAGTTAGAGGTGGTAAATATCGAGAAGTTTTTAGTACTTCTAAAAAATTAATAAATGATTTACAAGAAATTATATTAAAAATTGGGTACTCATCTAATTTAAGAATTGAGGAACGAAATTATGATAGAATGTTTGACAATAGAGTAATTAAAAAAGGTCATTCAAAACCAATGAATAGATTACATATTTCAACAACAAAAGGTATTTATTTAGATAAAAGAACATTAAAAACTGAATTAGTTGAATATAACGATAATGTTTATTGTGTAGATGTACCTAATCATGTGTTCTATGTTAGAGATAATGGTAAAACTTGTTGGAATGGAAACTCATCTATTATTGCTGGTGATAGGATTTCACATAATATTGTTGAAACGTGGTGGGAAGGTCATACACTTATGGGTAAGATGGAAGTTATCATGAGTCCAGGTTTTGTAAACTTAGGTATCATATCTTGTAAAGGTGATGATGTTGCCAACCTATTAAGAAATAGAATTAAAATTGGAGTATCATCAAGAGGTGTTGGTTCACTTAAAGAGAGTAAAGATGGTCAACAAATAGTTCAAGATGATTACGAGATAATTTGTTGGGATGTAGTTACTGCACCATCTACCCCAGATGCTTGGATTGGTAGAAATCATGAAGAATTAAAACCTTACGTAGAGAGCTTAAATATTAAAAAACCATTACTTAATGAAAATCTTTTAGACGATTTAGATAAATTTTTATCTGATTAAGTTTTTATTTTACATTTTTTTACATAAAAAATGAATTTTAGTGAAATAATATATATTTATTACCAAATGGGGTTAGACCTTAATATTTTATCTAATAAAATAAATTAACAATTTTAAAATAAGATGGCAGAAAAGAAATCAATAATCGAAGAAGCAATGTTGGATATTAAAAATATTCAAAATGCTCTTAATGCTAACACAAAAGAAATACTTCGTAGCGTCGCTAAAGAAGAAATTGATAGTGTTGTAAAAGAATCTCTTTTAACAATGGAAAAGAATGACCTTTATGAGGAGGAAGAATTCGACGAAATCACATTAGGTGATGACTCTGAAGAATTAGAAGGTGGACTAGATGACATGGGTGACTCTGAAGAAATGGGTGCTGAACCAGAAATGGGAATGGAACCAGAAATGGGAATGGACGTTGATGCGTTAGATATAGAGGACATGGATATGACAGGAGCATCTGATGATGACGTAATCGCAATTTATAAAAAAATGAGTGGCGAGGATGAAATCGAAATTGTTGGTGATGAACTTCGTTTAAACGTTCAAGAGCCAGGGGAATATATCGTAAAGTTAGATTCATTAAAAGGTAAAGAAGAAATGGATATGGGTTCTGATATGGAAGACTTAGACATGGGTTCTAATATGGGTTCTGATATGGAAGACTTAGACATGGATTCTAATATGGGTTCTGATATGGAAGAATTAGACATGGATTCTGATATGGAAGATGAATCTGAATATGATGTAGAATACGATATTGAGATGGATGCTGAAGGTGGGTTACCAACTGTCGGTGGAGAAGAAGAATCTGAAGAAGAAGAATCTGAAGAAGAAGAATCTGAAGAAGAAGAATCTGAAGAAGAAGAATCTGAAGAAGAAGAAGTATTAGATGAAACTAGATATGTTGGTGGTAAGGTAAAGTATGTTGCAACAGCACATACTAACGCTAAACTTCAAGAAGAAGCTTTATTAAAATCAAAAAAATTAGTTTATGAAACAGCTAAGAAGTATAACACTTTATTGAAAGAAGCTACTAAATTAAAAAGTGAAAACGAACAATTTAGAGGCGCATTAAAAGAATTTAGAACTAAGTTAATTGAAACTGTGGTTTGGAATACTAATCTTGCAAGTGTTACTAGTTTGTTTACAGAGCATTCTACTACAAAAACTGAAAAAGAAAGTATATTAAAAAGATTTGATAATGCAACAAGTATTAAAGAATCAAAAAAATTAGCTAAAACTATTGAAGGTGAATTGGAATCAAGAAAATCAATTTCTGAATCAGTTGAGAGCAAAATTATTAAGGAATCAACAACAAGTGTGTCAAGAAATTTAAATGAAAGTAACGCTTATGTTGACCCATCTACGAAAAGAATCATGGATTTGATTAATAGAGTAGAAAAAAGATAATAAAAATAAACTATAACAAAAACAAACAAAAAAAAACAAAACAAATTATGTCACATTTATTAACATCTGGACAAGTTGGGAACATCGGATTAAACCACATGAAGGCTATCCGTTTAGAAACTCAATCAAAATGGGAGTCATTAGGATTCTTAGAAGGTCTTAAAGGTCACGTTAAAGAAAATATCGCTCAATTATATGAAAACCAAGCGTCTACATTATTAACTGAGTCTACATCAAGTAATTCTTCTGGTTCTTTCGAGACAGTTGTATTCCCTATTGTACGTAGAGTATTCTCTAAATTGTTAGCTAATGATATCGTATCAGTACAAGCTATGAATATGCCAATTGGTAAATTATTCTATTTCGTACCACAAACATCTAGTCGTGTTGACCAGAATGGTGTTGCTGGTAATAATTACTCATCTACCGCTGCATCTGATGTATACGGAACAACATTCTCCGCACATACTGGTATGGGTGCTGAAGGTGTTCCTTCATGTGTGTTACCAGCTAATGGAACATGTGTAGTTACACCATTCTTAGCAAAAAATCTTTATGATTTATTTTACAATGATGGTTTATTCGATAACTCTAAAGGTGCTTTAACTATTCGTACTCACGCTGGACCACAAACTTTGTCTATGGATTCAAACGGTGCTTACACTATTAGTGCTCCAGCTTCAACTTTAGCTACAGCTACTGATGGTTCTGTAAGAAGTATTATTTTAGCTATCTCTGGATTTTCTCCAAATAACTCAAACAAAGCAGTCATGACTGGTGCTAATGGGAACCAAATGGATACTGAGTCTTTCTTAGCTTCATTACACGTTGTACCTTCTGCTGCAATTAATGACCAAGATAATAACGTTATTATCGCTGCTAACAAGGAAATTCCTTTTAGATTAGTAACACAACAATACGGTAAAGGTATCGTAGATTATTCTTCATTGACTGATAGTACTGGTAACTTATACATTGAATTAGATTTACGTCACCCAGTTGGTGTAACTGCTACGGGAGCTGCTAACGCTGGAACATCTACATACGATGGTTATGTTGGTGCATCTGCTACTACAGTATCTGCATTTACATTTACTGCTGCATGGGGTGAATACGCATCATTAGAACTAGAAACTGAAATGGGAGAAGTATCTTTCACATTGGATGAAGTTGTTGTTGCTGTTGAAGAAAGAAAATTAAGAGCTACATGGTCTCCAGAGTTAGCACAAGATGTTTCTGCATTCCATAACATCGATGCTGAAGCTGAATTAACAGCTATGTTGTCTGAACAAGTTGCTGCTGAAATCGATAGAGAAATCTTAAGAGATATTCGTAAAGCTGCTGCATGGCAATTACGTTGGGATTATAATGGATGGAGAAAAGCTTCGACTTCTGCAAGTCCTTATACTCAAAAAGAGTGGAACCAAACTTTAATTACTAAATTAAACCAAGTTTCCGCACAAATACATAAATCAACTCTTAGAGGTGGTGCTAACTTCATCGTTGTATCTTCTGAAATCTCAGCTATCTTTGATGATTTAGAATACTTCCACGTAAGTGATGCTAACCCAGAGCAAGATTCTTATAACATGGGTATTGAAAGAATTGGTTCTTTAAGTGGACGTTACCAAGTGTACCGTGACCCTTACGCTCCAGCTTACTCAGTAATCATTGGACATAAAGGTAAATCATTGTTAGATACTGGGTACATTTATGCACCATACGTACCTTTACAATTGACACCAACAATGTATAACCCGTTCAATTTCGCACCAGTGAAAGGAATCATGACTCGTTACGCTAAGAAAATTGTAAACAACAGATTCTACGGTCACGTGAGAGTTGATGGTGTTGTTACTTTTAATCCTAATGAGTTAAGATAATCTAACTACTTAAAATAATAAAAAGTCTAATCGAAAGGTTAGACTTTTTTTGCTTTTATAGATATTTATTATCATGAAGTCATTAATTAAAAAGTTACTTAGAGAAAATTTAAGACAAAAAGAAGAAACAACCGAAGAGTTTTACAATAGATTTAATGAAACAAATCCTAATAAAGAATTTCTAGAAAATAATTTTAAAAACCCTAATTTTGAATTAAGGTTAACACATGATGGTGGTGTTGAAATGAAAAAATGTGGTATGTCAAATTATAATAAATGTGAAACTAATGTTTTTAAATTCATACAAATTAATTTAAAAAATGGAATTGAGCGATATTACCCAGTTAAAGGTTGGGCCTTTTTAAATAGTACAACATATTTCGAACATTATTGGATTTACGATGAGGTGACTAACTTATTTTTGGAGATAACACCTTTAGATAGTAATAAATTACCATATGCCTATGGTGGTGTTATTTATAAAGATATTAACGATGAAATTTTAAACGCTAACTCTATAACAACTCTACGATTTGGTGCAAATGACTCGTATGATGATAACCCTAGTGTCCCAGATTTTGATATTAAAACTGTTAAGAAAGATAATTTATTTAATTATGTTATGACTAATAACACTTATTCTGATTTAAAAAATTTTATTAATTCTTATGATAACAAAATCACATCAATTGAGGGGATTAAAAATTTAATTAACCCATTAGAAGTTTTACAAGATAATGCTAGAGTGAATAGTCAATTTAACTATTATACAAAATTAATAAAACAAATAAGATTATTATAATTTATCTTTAGATTTATTAATTAAACTAGTTAAAAAATAACTTCTAATTTTTTCACCTAAAATCATATCGTTAGGGTTTTCATTTACAATAGTTATAATATCTGACATTGTAGGTTTTATTTTTTTTATATCTTCTACGGTATTTATTTTTTGTGATATTGGTAACATTTTACATTCAATAGTATGAAACGCTATAAAATCAAAATCCATAGAAACAATTTTTAATTTTTGTTCTGATTCGGAACCTTCTTCAACTTTACCAGTTTCTATTTTAGCTATTTTAGTTAATGAACGAAGTACATTACTTTTAGGTAATGGATTACTAAATGTTCTACTATTATTAGAATTAAAACTCGTTGTGTTAAAGTTACTATTTGTTGTTATTCCATTGTATTTATATCTAAAACTTTCTGAGCTGACACCACTGGTGAATGTAAGATTATTAGGGAAATAATTACCAGATGTATTGGAATTAGGGTGAATACCAGCTGAAAGATTATTACTCAGTGTTATGTCTGTTGAATACGGATTACTCTTGTTGAACTGAAAATAATTTTCTTTAGTAAATGATTTTAACTCTTTAAAGAATTCAACTTTAAAATCTCCATTTTTTTCAATCGCTTTTTTAACCTCTTCAGAGCTTGACACTTCATATGTATCGAATAAGAATTTTTTAGCTACATCAAGATATCGCTCTAGGAAAATTCTTTCACCTTGTCTTATAATTAATCCACCTTGAGATATAACTTTATCGTTAAGGTATATCTTAGCCATTATAACGTCTTGTGTTGGATTAAATAACTCTAATTGGAACTCTTGCCCCTTTTGTAGATAATACGTTGGCATATCACCCGTATTCTTATATAATTTTATTCTACTTTTGTTTACAGTAATGTTTGCTGATGGTACTGATACCAAATTGTTTTCTTTTATCATATTTTAACTTTCTAATATTTGTTATTATTGGACTAATACCTTTGTTGTTTTAACACAACTCTAAACCGTTTTAATGGTCGGGACTAATACTGTGGAGTTAACGCATGTATAAATATAGTTAATTTTATTAAGAGGTCAAGTTTTTATTGACCTTTTCTTAATTCTACTTGATTAATGATTTCGAACGCTAATCTATTTTTTAGTGTTGTTACCTCTAAGTTTGACGTAACTAAAATATCTAAATAATATGTATTAGGAATTAAACTCTCAGTGTCTAGTAAAAAATAATAATTATTATTACTAATTTCGACTGGTTGAAAATCTATGACTGTTAATTCTGAAGTTCCCTCTAGAACATAAATTCTATACTTAATATCACTTATATTTTGAGCTTGTTCTACAGTATATGGTATTCTAGCCGATACTAAAACTTTACGAATATCACCTCTTTTAATTTTTTCTTTATTTTGAATACCAGTTACATTTACAGCTACTTTTTTAGGCAAAGAACCACTATCACCAATGTCATAATAATCCATTGAATCTACCATGACGAACGATAACTCAATATTTGGTCTAGATATACCATTAATAGTGATACCAGTCCATACATCATTATACATAGTGCAAGAATTTGTTGGTGATGTAGGAACGTTTATGTCTATTGAATAAACACCTTTTGTTATGTGATTGACACCTGAGGTAGTATAAGCACTAAATAGTGTGTTAGACGCATCGAATACGTTAACTGAGGGTAATGAATCCAAATTAGTTGGAGAACCACCTACGTTTACATAAAGATAAAGTTTATTACTCTTGTCTAAATAGAAGTTATTTCTATCATCAGTAATATGGTTATTATAAACAGTTTCAATAAAAGGTTCGTAAAATGTTTGAGTATTGTTTGTGAAGAAACCAACGTATTTTAATTTAGTGGTATTTAAAAGTTCAAATGAACGAGGAAATGCAATACCTAAGCCATGATTGGTGTCACCAGTAAGTACACCATTTACATAATCACTAATGTCCATTTCTATATTTTCATTGCCTTTATCAAAATGTTGCGTTGTTACAGTAATACCAGAAGGTGAACCAGAATAAACTCCAGTACCACCATTCCATGAAATACCAGTTTGTGGACTGGCCCAGTTAGATGGTAATGTTGAGTATACTGTATTATTAGAAATAGATGCTTCAAAATCATATCCAACACCATTATCCCATGGTTGTTGGATTTTAAAAAGCATAAGGTCGAAAGAGGATGTTCTATCTTTTGCACCCAACATAGTGTTTAATAAGTCTTTATCAAAACTACCAGTATTGGTCATCCTTAAAGTATGTTTAAGTTTACTTAAGTCTGTGTATGTGTTTCCAGTATATAATGCCTTTAATCTAGTTTCATCAAAATGAAATAAAAATCTACTGTATCGTTCTAGACCAATACCACCACCATAAAATAATTCAGTAACTGGGTTTAACCCAGTATTTATAGTTGAATTGCTTACAATTGTATTGTTTTTATCAAAATATGTACGTATTACCATGATTTGTTTTATTAATAAATATCACTAAACCTTAATTAATTCGAATGTTTTTAGATAACATTTTATTTTCTAAATCTTTAGCGTTTGCTTTTAAATTAGCTATTGATTGAATATTACCAGAAGACGTTAAATCTGTAGATGGATTACCGTTACCATTATGAACATGACTAAGTATCGCATTCTTAAGCAATTTTAAATAATCTAACAGTACATCACCAAAGGGTAATTGATGAGCATCATTAAGAATATTTAACATCTCTTCATCAGTAATTAATTGTTCTTGGTCAGTTAGATTAAATCTTGGTGAACCTCCTTTATGTGTTAATAGATTAATTTTATTAGACACAATATTCGTTACAGTACCACTTTCTTTAGCTTCAACGTCTTTTTCTGAAATTATAACGTTGTTTTTAATTTGAATAAAACCTTGAGTTTTTGAATTGAATTTAATTCTAAATTTATTATTTTCAGATGTTTCAAATTTACCAGCTCTTATTACTATTTGATTGTGCTTTTGTGTTATATCTGTATTGAATCTACCTTGTATTGATATATCCTCTGGATTAGGGAAGACACCAATTAATTCTGGTAAAATAGTTGTACTAATTTTTTCACCAGTAACTGCTTGGTCACCATCTTGTTGCCCAAATGTAAATGGTCTTAAAGGTGAAATAAAACCACTATCTTTATTTAATAATTGTAATTGAGATGTTAGTGGTCCAATATATAACCTATCTGAATGTTTCTTTTTATTATTTATTATGAAAACCCAAACAATTTCACCTACTTTAGGTATTGTAGATATGTGTTTAGGTATAAGCGGATGTGACCAAGGTAAATTTTTATTCTCAATTCCATCATCACCACCGACACTTTCAGCACCTTTGATTCTAACTTTAATCCTACCCATACCAAATTCATCGGCAATAGATTCTACTATACCGTGAACAAGATATTTAAAATTATCTTGTTTATAAGTATCCGCTATGTTACCTAATTTATTTGTTCCGTTACTCACCTTTTAATCTTTTTACTAATATTTTATTTGCATCATCAAATTTCCCCTCAATTTCAATCAAACGGTCATAATCTTTTAGCATATTAATCTTAACTGATTCGTGGTCAGCTTCCAATTGTTTAATATCAAATAAAATTTCATTATTTGATTTACCCTCTAATTCTTTTTTATATTCGTTACCCATATTAAAACTTTTTATCTTATTATTCCATCGCCAATACCCATTGAGGTTGTAGCACCTTGTGATAGTACTGGTATACCAAGATTACCTACACCTACCGTAAGCACTGAAATACCAGGCGGTATTACAACATTAACAACTGCTTCAGTTAATAAAGCATTTACAATTTCCTCAATTCTAATCAGTTCCATTGTTTGTTCAACATTTGGACCATCAGAAAATACATCACCTACTTGTCTGCCAGACTCAGATTGTCTTGATATTATCCTAGCGGCAATTGCTTGCGCTGAAAGACCAGTTCTTAGTTTAGCACCAACAAGTATAAGTGGTGGTGGTAGTGGTGCTATTGGTTCTTCTGGAATAATAAAAGCAGATAATATCATTCTTAAAACACCAGAAATTGATGATAGACTAGGGGTTAAAATCATTGTGTTAAGCTTTTTATTTTACTGATAACTTCTTGAGGTATACCAACTAGTGATAGTATCTGAGTTAATTTATTTTTATTTTTTTCGATACGTGTTTTTATTTGTGATTCAGCAACTAATTTAGCAATTTTTTTCATGGCAATAGCTAATAATATTTTAACAATCATAACTGTTATTTTTTTCATCATTCTATTGAATAAAACTTTGTTCTTTTTTATAAAATCAATAGCATCGGTGTATTCACCCGTTGGACCATTAATTATTCTATAATTAACTAAGAATATAATAACAACTTTTGGTGATAGTATAACACCTATTATGGCTCTAAGTAGATTGTTTATAATCATCTGAATAAAGTTAAGTTTAACAGTATCTTTATCTTTATTATCTACATTTACAGCACTTTCGTCAGCCATTCTATCTAGATTGTCTGATAGGGTTTTAGTTTTACCCTCCGTTGTTGTTGTATTTTTAATTTCTTCAGTAAATTCATTTAATGTATCAGAAGATATTGAGCTGTCAACATCTTTTGAAGTTTTAATTTTTATTACTCCTCTTCGTTTTTCGTTTGAACGTTTTTCAATTACGGATATTTCAGAATTACTAAATTCAAAATAACTATCATCAACACTTTCATCAACGGTATCATTAGCGTTATCATCAATCATTTTATCAATAACTGTATTAATCTTTTCTTCAGAATCTAATTGTTTCCTAGATTTAGAAAGTTTAAACGATATTGACCCAAATATAATATCTATAATTTTACTAACGATATTTCCAGTATTAAATAGTTTTAATGAGTTAATAAAATTATTATTTAAATCATTAAGAGTTTTTGAATCGTAACTTGCATTGGCTTTTATTGTGATTGTATTATTTGGTGTAGTGCCAACACCAATAGAATTAAATGTAATATCAAATATACCTTTCCATGTACTCGTAACACCATCATTTTGTATTAGACCGTATAAAAAAGTATTAAAATCGGTTGAATTTGTTAATGTTGGGGTTATATCATTATATAACAATTTTCCACCAGCAGAGTTGGGGTCAACTTTTAATAACGATAAAAAATCTATTTTTTTAACTTCAATAATAATACCAGAACCACTTGATTTAATAAATGGAGGTAGACTAGGGTCTATACCACAACTAACAATACTTTTTAACTCTACTTTTAATGCTGATTTAATCTCTTTCTCTATATTTTCTAAAGTGTGTATTAATATACCAACTACAGTTTTAACCAAAGCAACATAACCTATTAACGATTTGATTAAATCGGTTAAAAAGGTTATGCTATTAGTTTTGTTGTTAACTGAAGGGAATGAAGAATTTAATTTTAGATTCGGCATGCCTTCAGTTAAGGTTTTGTTTGCTGCTATCTTCCCGAAAACTTGTTTCTTTTGGTCTAAAATAGACATATAACTTTGTTTTATTATTCCGTTTCGTTATTTGGTTCAGCTCCATTCTTTTTAAGCATTTCTCTGATTGTTTTAAAATCATCAAAAGATGCTAAACCTTGACTTCGCTCATTAACTGTTGTTTCAACATCACCACGATTTTTAATAATATCGCTTTGTAGTTTAGCAAGTTCCAATTTAATTCTAATCGCTGAATCTTTAACTTTTAATAGATTACCTTTTTCTTTGGCAATCTTAGTTATGTCATCAATATCCGTTGGTGTGGCGCTTGAAGTCATTTCGTTGATGGTCTTCTGAGCATCATTAATTTGTAAACAAGCATCATTATAAGTTTCTTGCATAAGACCAGACAGTGAATCATTGTTATTAATCACTATCTCTTGTTTCTTTTTTCTCGGCATTTTATTTACGTTTAAGTTATGTTATTTATTTTATTATAAGTATCTGGTTTTATTCAAATTATTACATATTTTATAAATATTTATATAACTACTGATTCATGTTTTAGTCTTAGTAAACTCTGAAAACACTTTGTACTTATTACATTTAATATATATTTTTTATAATGATTTCATATTGTTTACTTTCACATCTTATTTGTAAGCATGTATAAATATTGTTTTACCATAAATGCCTTGAGTCAAGGTTTTCACTATAAATCATCCAATTTTAGTAAATCATAAAGACATTTAAAACGTTTCATTGCAATCCTAATATCTTTAGTTGACAAATTAGTATAATTTCTAATTGTTTCTAAAACAGAATTCTTATTATATTTTGACCCACCACTCATGGATTCAAAAGCAGTTTCCCAATTTTCTAGAATCTCAAGTAAAACGTAACCTATTTTTCTTTCATTTTCATTAAGTTTCTTTTTAGCTGGTAAATCATCATCATTTAACTCATCTTTAATGCCATCTAATAACTTTTTAATAAAGTCTTCCATAGTGTCATCATAATTGTCTATATGATACGTTAAATCTTTCCTTCCTTGAATGTTAGAAGCTACGTCTTCATAAGATGCTGTTTGATTAATGTATTTATCATCCTTTATTAATAATCCTAAAATATAATTTTTAGATATTGTTCCAAAGTATGAGTAAGCTTTTTTATTTCTACCAGGCTCAAATTTATGTACCTTTGTCATCAAAAATGAGTAGGTATCTATATGTAACTCTTCAAAAGTAAAACCTTTTCTATATAACTTATACTTCCTTATTATCGATTCAATCATTTTAGCTATTGGCGCATTTAACCATTTAGTAAATATTAAATCTCTATTGATGGTGTCAATAACTATCACCGTAGCACCAGACACAGTTTCGTCTGGTGTTATAGTAACACTGTTTTCCTTATAATCTTTAATATCTAAGGGTACATATATCTCAATTAATTTATTATCAGTACTATACGCATTTAAGTTTGGTATAACATATGATGCATCAATACTTATTTCTTTACCTAAATTATGTTTTATTGTTAAGGGTAGACCCTTAACAAAATCAATTATATGTATCTCTCTGAATTCTAAAAATTTAACAACGGCAGCTTCTTCGTCTGGACCAAAATACATGTCGTTTTTTCTTTTTCGTCCTCGTTTAATAACCATTTATGCATTCAGTGTGTCATATGTTATCCCTCTATCTTTTGTATGGTAATATTCTTTTTTAGCTTGAGCTAGCCACCATCTTGCCTCAACTGGGTCAATCTGTTCTTTATATGAGTGGAATAAAGACCCTTCACGAAGGTTTAAATGTTTATATCCAAAGCGAGGTATAATCATTACTCTAACATCTTTAAACGTCATACGTAATAAGAATTCGTAATTAAACATTAATTTAATACCAGCTTTAATACCACCTAAACTTTCAAAAACTTCTTTTTTAATAACCATTCCATCAATATTAAAGTTTTGATAAGCTAGTAATGCATTTAAATCTAAAATACCTAATTCATCTGAAAAACTTTGTGCCCATACAGCTTCATTGCTAAATCCAATAAATTGACCATCAGCATCAACATCTACGATTATTGGTAAAAATAAATCAACATTTTGATGTGCTTCTCTATATTTAATAGCATTTTTAAACCAAATACTAGCGTATTCATCATCTAGCTCCAATACTGAAAACCATTCAGTTTTAGCAACGCTAACACCATAATTAATCTGTGATGCAAAATCTGTAAGTCCATCATTTTCAGCAATAACCACAGATTTTTTATAATCACCATATTCTAAAGTTTTTAAGTATGTAACTACATCGCTTCCTTTAGGTGCAACAATTACCAATTCATCTGGTCTTGCTGTTTGAGCAATAACACTTTCGATAGCGTTATCTAAATATTTTTTAGTTTCGTCATTCAATTCATGAATTGGTAAAATTACCGATATATTTGTCTTTTCCATATTTTTTATTTTTTATTGAGCGTTAGTTGTTTCTATTAAAGATTCTTCTAAACGTTCTAGTGTTATTTTTAATTCGTTAATTCTATTTTCTTGAATGTTAGTGTAAACTGAGCTTAAGACTGTTTTTTGGTTTTCTAAAGTATACTTACCAGTACTTTCTTTCATAGAAGTTAATAAATTTTCTGGTAAAGAATCTTCGAACCATACTTTTAAATATGTTGCGATTAATTCTGGGATATTTAATGTTGTGTTTGTCCAAATACCATTGTTTTTAATAACTGAATTACCAGCTTCGTCTTTTGATTCCATCCATTCTGGTACCATGTTAGGGATTTTACCGATAATTGGTGTATTGCACTCCATAGCTTCTAATGGGAAGGTACCAAAACCAGATTGGTCATCAATCCAAACAGCTAAACAAGACTTGCCTAATTCAGTGGCAAATTCTTTTCTTGGTAAGCCTCTTAATTCTCTAAAAGTAACCCATTTATAAATTGGATATTGTAAACAGAAAGATTTCACAATTTTAGCAGAATCACCTTGATTTCTAGTAACAATAGAAATAATTGGAACTTTAGGTTTCTCACTTTCTACAAAATAAGAAGGTATCGATACTGGAATTACATGAGTATTGATAGAAGGGAATAATGATTTAACGTAATTCGCTTGTTTAATACTAGTCGTAATTACATCATTAAATCCATAATCAACATTCCAACGTTTACCAAGATTTAATAATTCTAGTAAATAATCGTAGTTTTGTGAAAAAACTATTTTCTTACAAGGAAATCCTTTGACTTGGTCCATTATGTTTGAGAAAATCTCTGGAATAATAATAAAGTCAGATGGCCCAACCTTTAATTCTTGACTCTCAATTGAAATGTGTGGTAATGCAGAATATTCAGCACCTAACCAATCTGAAAGACCTTGACCATCTTGGTCAATTTCAAATTTATAGTCATTTTTTTCATGAAGAATAACAGCTTTAAAGCCTAATTCATTTAATGTTTTAACATGTTCATATATATTTGCAATACCAGCACTTGGGTTACCCTTTGTGTCTAATGTAAAAAAATACATTGTAAAATCTTTTTTATCTAATTTATCGATAATAGATTTTACCTCACTAATTTGTTCTTGAATTTTTGTTTTGTCTTCCATTTTATTTTTATTTTATTTTTATTATTTTGTTATTTTCAGTGTGGGTCTAATCTTCTACTTCTTTTAGTATACCATATTTTATTAATGAGTTAAATGCTATTTTGAATGGTAAGGATGTTTTATCTAATGCTCTATCGAGACCCAATGAATCATCTTCGTTTTCGTTATTACCATCCATTAATACGTCTAACATCAATCTTACGATATCATATTTAGCAGCATCCATTTCACGACCTCTTTCTCTAGTAACTTGAATTATCTCAGTACTAGTTTTGATGTCGGTACTGTCTAATATTGTTTTTGTTTCTGTATCAGTAATTAAATCACTTGGGTCAAGCCCTGATGGTTTAACTATGTTTTCAATTGCACTAATATCTATATAATAAATATTTCCACCAAATTCTATCATTTTAATTTATTTCTTCGTAAGTTGTTATTTTGGTATTTAAGATTCTATTTCTTAAATCTTCATCATTTATAAAATCCAATATTGATTCTATCTCATAGTCCGCAGATACATCTTTATTGTAAGATGCCTTTACCTTAACGCTTATTTTACCTTTTGGTTTACATTCTAAAGCTCTTGGATTAGCACTTATTAATACATCAATACCATCCCATTCTTGTTCATATTTACTAACAAATTTAATATTGTCAGCTCTACAACCAGTTTTAGATAAGAAGAATAGTGTTGATGGGATACTTTTTTCAATCTCAAGACTAGTAAGAATAATTTCATGTTCTTCATCGTCTTTGATGTTGGTTAAAAAGTTATTAAAATGGTTCATTAAACCATCCGACATTTGGTCGGCATGACCAAATATTTCTAGAGGTGCCTCTAAATATAGAAACGAATTAAATTTGTTGATATTATCAAATTTAAAGAATTCGATTAAATTATAGTTAGTTACATCTTTTTCAGTTATATCGATATTATCGACATACTTTTCATATGTGTAGGCTAACTGACTAATAAAATCTCTTAATACCTCATTTATACATATTCCGATACGAGACATAATTTTTATTTTTTTTTATTCTTTATTCTTAGTGTTATATCAACAATTATATTTGATTATTGCAAATAGTACATAGTAAATAAAATTATTTTTTAATTGTGTCAGAAACTTTATGATAATAGCTTACATTTATCACAAACATTTTGTATCGAAAATTATTAAAGATTAAATTAGTCAGTGAGGCGACTAATCACATGGATGACAAATTAATTAAAAAACCTTATAAGTCTACCGATAATTGATTTGTCTTTTTCTTGATTAATAGGTCTTTTATTCTCTATTAATAATTGTTTTTTTTCTGAAGTTTTTTTGCTAATTTCATTTTCTTCTTCAAATTTATCAAAAACCTCTTCAATTATTTTAATCATTGGGTGTCTTACAATATCACTTTTAAAGAATTCTACAACACCTATTTTAGGTATGTTATTAAATCTTTCCACTAAGAACTTTAAAGCACTATCGTATTTATTTTTAGAGTCAATTTGTTTAACATCACCCAAAAATACCATTTTAGATTTTTCACCTAAACGAGTAAGTATCGTTCTAATATTGTCAATGGTGATATTTTGTGCTTCATCAATAATAACTATTGCGTTATCTATGTTAACGCCTCTAAGGTAGGCTATTGGCATTATTTCAATAAAGTTTTCAGCTTTAAGTTTAGCAAATAGTTCTTTACCTAATATTTTTTCAAAATTACCAGTAAAAGAATACATAAAAGGTTCCATTTTTTCTTCCATAGTTCCTTTTAAAAAACCAATCTCTTCAGATTTTAAAGTTGTTACAGATTTAACCAAAACAATCTTTTTAATATCATCATCATTTTTTAAATCATAAAGTGCTTGTAAGCAAGAAATGTACGTTTTTCCAGTACCTGCTGGACCAGTACATATGGTTATATCATTTGATTTAATAGATGAAGTTAATTTTTTTTGAGTATCATTTTTATGTTTAATCTCAATTTTAATTTGTTCTAATGAACTTCCTTTTTCAAATGTAATTTCATTTTCATCCTTTTTAACTCTAGGTTTTCTAGTAGTTAATGGTTTGTTTA